CCGTCATCCACTGCGCCGGAACCAACTTAGTCGCACTAATCTCCCACCAGTGATTGTTGATGATCATTGCCTGCCATTTGGTCAACTCACCCCAAGTCACCGACCGTAACTGCGCCTCACTGTTGGCACTCACAATCACCGTCGAGCCAATCCGCGTGGTCAGCATCCACAAAATCAACCAACTCACCAGCGCCGACTTGCCAATACCGCGACCGCTGGACACCGCCAGCCGCAGCGCATCCATGTCCAGCGCACCCTGATTGGCCTTAATGTGACTTGTGATCTGGCGCAGCACATCACGTTGCCAGCCCCTTGGCCCCTTGAACTTAGCCAGCGGCGTGTTTTCCTTGCCCCAAGGAAATGCAAAAAAAACAAAGGCTTCTGGGTCATCCTTTAACTTGGATGACCACAGTTGCGTCATGAGCGTTTGTTCTTCTTCAGCGGAAAATTTGGGTTTTTGCATAAAAAATAAAAAAAATTGGCGTGACCCCTCCGTCACCGTGACCGGTCGCCGTCGGCCCTACCCGGCCCTTGCCTTGCCGACTCGGACGTTGCCTTGCGTCTAGGTTAACACGACGACGCGCCAAAACGACGCGGGCACATGGACGATTGATCGTCAATAGGGGTTTACCCTGCGACAGTGTGTCGCATTGGCGTGGTCGGGCGATGTTGGCACAGTGTGATCAAGCGCCAGGTGGCGTGTTAACAAGGGAGCAACACAATGCAAGTCAATTTTGAACACACAGATACATTTGCAGGCGAATCGAACTACTCATGGGTTCGCCGCACTACTATTGATGCGCCTGAGTCAATCTCAAACCGTGCAATCGTGCGTCGCGCTAAGGCGTGGGCGGGTTTGACGGGGATTCGATCTGTTGTTGAATCTTACGGGGACGTGATCGCCATTCGCCCGCGTGGTATCTGCCACGTAGTTTTCGTTACGTTTGGGGAGTAAATAAAATGAGCAAGTACAACGGATTCAAGAATTGGAATCACTGGAACGTATCGCTATGGATCAACAATGACGAGCAGCTATACAAGCTCGCAAAGCAATATCGCAAGCGTCACAAGAACGCCAGCGTCGCGGCTGAATGCTTGCGCGTTCTGTTTGATGACCTGGGCATGAAAAAAACGCCAGATGGCGCCCCGTACTCTGCGAGCGCCATTCGCGGCGCGATTTTGGATATCTGACTTAGGGGAACAAAATGATCATTTCACGCAAGTATGCCAAAGCATTGATTCGCGCCGGACGAGCCCGCCGGGTTGGCGAGTGTATTGGCGACGATGGCGGTCAGTACGCCATCATCATCCGATTCGACAAACAACGCGTCGATCACTATGAGCTAAAACGGCTTGGTGATTGATGGGGATATTAGTCGCGGCGTTGATCGCCGCTCTGATCTGCATCATTCTCGATCTTTAAACCCTCCTCGGAGGGTTTTTTTACGCCTGGGCTTGGATCATTAGCTAGCTGCAACGGCTCATCCACCTCCACGATTTCAGCCTCGATCACGCGCTGCGCCGCTTCCTCAAGCGCCTGCGTGATGCTGATCTGCCCGCTGATCTCGATCACCTTGGGTTGTTCAGCCCAGCGCATTTGCGTTTTCGTCCACCAAATGAGCGACGCGACGTCGCCGGCCATTGCCTTCTGGTACAGCGTCGAGCCGATGCCCATCGACGCTTTGGCGCGGCCGCGTTCAATCTCCTCGCTCAGATACTTGCGTAGCGTCATCTGATCAATCCCGTCATCTCCAATCAGCGAGGCAATATGCTTTTCCGGCACAGCCCAGGTAGCCAATTGCTCGGCGAGCACGCGATCCTTTTCCGAAGGCACAAAAGGTTTTCGACCCGAACCTTCGCGTCGACCACCTACTTTCTTTTCTTTAACCGACTTTTCACATTGTGACATTTCTAGCACTTTCTCCCTAGGATGAAACCTTCAACGTAAAATCGTCCCGCATCGAAAACGTAGCAACGTAGCACTCTAAAGAGTGTGCTACGTTTTGCTACGTTTTTTCTCGCCTTTGCCACAACGTAGCCGCTACGCAATGCTACGCTCTGCTACGTTTTGCTACGCTAATTTTGCCCTCATAAGATCATCTGCAAACGATCCCTCTATGACGGCAAAACCCCTGTTTAGCTTTGCCACAATTTTAGCGTCCAGCAGATCACGCACAATCGACCCCTCCCTACCCGATGGTTTGAGCAATTGATCTGCGTTTTTCTCGCTGGTGCCGTTTTCGATCATAAACGCCCGCAGATCGTCTCGGGCAATATAAGGCTGATCGTCACGCACCTCGGCCTTGCCGCAACCAAACCACGCACGCTTCAAGAATTTCTTGTGATCGTCCAGTTTGCTCCCTTTGGGTTGCGGCATCCTTAGATCGCCGTCCACGAAAAATGAGAACACGGCGCCATCAATCGGCAACCCATCCTCGTCCACCCAGCCAAGGCTAACCGGCTCGAGCCAACCATACCGCTCCGCTGGCTCGGGCGAGTCTTTCATCTTGGTGCAGGACACTTTAATCTCATTCTTTTCCCCTGACACCAAGATGCTCGCATCTAATGCCCCGCGCCACGCGCTAGAACCTCTTGCACGCTGTTTTGACTCGCTACTGTGGCCTAGGTGGTGCACAAGCATACTCGTCGCCCCCAGGGCCGTTGAGACGATATTGCAGGCATTGATCATCGCCCGAGTGTCTTTTGCGCTGTTCTCGTCGCCGCTCATATGATTGTTTAAGGTGTCAATGATCACCAGCACCACGGTTTCGCCGGTCATCTCACGCACCGCGGCGATAATCCTAGCTGCGGCGCCGGGGCTATCCAGATCAATCGCCTTGTTGCTGATCAGCAGATTGTCCAACTGGGTTATGCCATTTTTGGCGCACCACGCCGCGATACGCTGGCGCATCCCATAATTACCCTCGCCTGCCAGATAAACCACAATGCCAGGCTTGGTCTTGATCCCCTGCCACATAATTGCGCTGGCAATCGAGCAGGCCATATCCAATGCCACAAAGGTTTTGCCCACGCCGGACTCGCCATAGATCATGCAAGTCCCATACGCTGGCAACCATCCCTTTATAACCCACGGGAGCGGGGCTGGTTGGCCCAGGAAGCTCGTTGCGCGGGTCAGGTAATAGTCAGATGTTGCCTGACTCTGATAATTGCTCAGAATCGCTTCTGCGGCCTCGTCGCCGAGTGCGGTGCTTGCCGCTACATCGTGGTCAGGCTCGTACCGTGCGACTGACCGGGCGATCTGGGCAATCTCACTACTGGGCAGTGGGATTTCGCAACGTGTTTCATTTGCAATACTGATTGCGGCCAAGATTTCGGCCTCGCTCATGCCGAAATTACGCATCGACCCGGCAAGGCTAGTCAGTCCTGCGTTGCGATTGCCCTTGATCAGATCGCCGTTGGTGGCGCTTTTTGTCTTGCGCTGGCTAAGGTGCGGCAACCAATTGAACGGGATGCTGCCGGGTGCGATGCCGTCAAACGGGTCGCTGCTGGCCTCCCATTCGTAAGCTTTGCCCTCTACACTACTGGGGTGCGCCACAAAGTAACGGCCATCGGACAATAGATCAATCCCCTCGCGCAGCTTGCAGGATCGGATGCCAGACTGGTATGCGGCAATATAGTGCTGCCCGCCGCCTGCGGTGAGGGCCATCGCGCAGTCGGGCGGTGAGCCATGCTCTGCAATCCAGCCCTGCCAACTGGTGTCGCCACCGTTACGCGGGTCAATGTCAAACACCACAATGCCTGACTTTTCCCCTGCCGCAATGCCAATGTTGAAGTTGGGGTTCTGGCCCCACCAAGCGCGAATCTGCTCGGCATCTGTTGTGGCGTCATGCACCCCATGCGCGGTGGCGGGGGTCTTGCCGTTGGGCACCACGGGCAGAACGTGCCAGCCCCAACTGGCGTATGCCAGCGCTGCGTCAATCTTGCTCGTGGTCTGCACGCAGCGCTCCTTCCGTCTTAACTTGTAGTTCGTACTGACGGGCGATCGGCGGCCTCTCTCCCCACTTATAGATCACCTGGGGCCAGATGCCCAGGGCATCGGCGAGCTTCTTTAGGCCCCCGAAATGCTTGATTGCTTCGTCTGTTGTCACTTTTTCCTCTCTGTGCGAAATAACCTGTTGACATCCTAAAGTGAAGCGGGTTAAGATGCAAACACTGCACGAACCGATGGCCGGACGGTGCGGTAACACACAGAGGTAAGCAACATGAAAGAAGCGCTTGAAACACTTTTTGATCTCATTGAGACAAATTGCTACGACTGGCGTGAAGCGCTGCACGCTGCGGCGGCAAAGCACAACGTCAATTATTTTGACTTGTGGGACGCATACGACCAAAAGCAATAATCAGGAGCAACCAAAATGATTACGTTAGACATTCACGACACAAATTCTGTGCGTCTGCGGCGCGTGGAATTCAAAGCAGAAGAAACCACGAGGGGCGAGGCTTTCAGTGTTTTAGAAATTTCCGTTTCGACAAACGACGGAAGATTGCTGTTTGTCAAAGCATTTTCTGGCAGCAAGGTGCCGGTGTTTTGCGATGACGTTGCAGTTCACAAAGAAGAAAGCTGGGATGGTGAAGCATGAGATTCGTCAACCAAGAATTGCAAGCCTGCTACGACGCAGGCGATTGGATTGGCCTGATGAAGGAGGCCGACAAGGTCTCCTTTTGCGGCAACAAGTTGCCTGCCATATCGGTAGGCGGCGTCAAGGTTTTTGACAATGGCAAGTTGTCAATCACCGAAGGGGAAAGTTTTGTGAGCGTTGACACGCTCACGTTTGGAGGTCAGGTTAACGGCCATCGTAGAGTGGTGGCTAATAAGCCACGCCGCGCTCTTTATGACGCTCGGGTTTTGTTGGTAGGGGAGGAAGAATGAGATTCGTTAATTTAACACCCCACGCAATCAACGTGGTCGGGATTGGGGAAATACCACCG